CCTATTTCTAAGATTAACTTATTGTGATTACTAGGCCCATCTTTATAGATGTATTCTAAACCAAACCTTTGTATCTTCCCTATCGCTTGAAGTACCTCACCAGCTTCTTCAACTACAAGAGGGAGATATTCTATATTCATCGGTTCACCCACCATCCAAATATTTCTTCAGGTGTTTGATGTCTGCTTCGAGGTTATTCACTGTCCTCTCCAGCCCCTCTATGACGAGACGTTGGCTCACGATGTATGATCGTAGGTTTCTTATCTCTTCTCTAGGCGTCATGCCGTGTCTCCTATGTTCCACATAACAGGGCTGCCATCTTTATTCAATCGTCTAACCATCCAAAGAAGCCTTCCTTGTTCAGTAAGATAGTTCACCCAGTCAATCCCTACCATGTCCCTCTTGAAATGGTTTTTGTACTCATACATCACTTTGTTGAACATGTCATGGTGAGTTTCACATGTAGACAGAAGATTGTATGTCTTGACCATTCCCCATCCAGGTAAACCGGGGATATTATCAACCACGTCACCAGTGAGGAGCTGAGAGTAGAAGAAGGACAGACCTGTGCCTACTATTTTTGGAGAACTTCCTGTTCTGTCAAGCTTTATCCATCCTTGTGTATCTACATTCTCAGGTCCAAACTGGGGCTGCTTCCCCAACTCCCAACTGAAGTGCCACCCTGGACACTGCCTTAAATCCTTATCCCTTGAACAAATGATAGTTGTTACGCTGTCAGCAGCCGCTTCGTATGCTACTTGTTCTATACACATAAGATCGTCTGCTTCCATACCGTCCGACACCACATGGTCCCACATTCCTTTAATATATGCAACGATGTTTGCATAGTGATATGGTCTGTGACTAACCCTTGTACCCTTATATACCTTCGTAACAGCCAAATCGTTACGAAAATTCTTTGGTCCAGACAAAAATAATAGAGGTGGCTCAGTTGCCCCGACCATAGCACAGATGTTTGCAACCCTAAGGTCGAACAACTTAGCCACATAGTTCCACGGTGGGGTGTCCTCTCCTTGCCATCCTGTCTTAGCTCCGAACCCTATCTCATACACCAGTACATCACCGTCTATCAATGGTTTCATTTTAGAACCTCTCTACCATGGGCTTCCAATGGGTGATGATACGTAGTTCATCAGCACACCACCCTGCTATCTTGGACCAAGCACACGCACACTCAAAGGAGTGGAGGCCGTCATATGAGGCAACGAACACCCATACCACGGTCCCATCCTTCGGTGCTGTGTCAATCCCTTTCCACTCAGAAGGGGAGTTCATCGTCGCTTCCGTCCTTATAGTCTTCGAGGCCTGTCTCTTCCTCGCTGAAGACTTCGGACGGTTTATTGGAAACATCCCCCAGTAATACTTTAAGAGGACTGCCGTTGAACTCAAGGTTGCCCTTGATCTTATCCCTGATCCACTCGGGCAGAGAGTTAAATACTACCGTATCAGGGGCGGATAGGTCGAACACCTTAGGTTGATTGACCAGAGCAGGGCACTTCTCGACATCCTTGGCACGCATGGGAGATATGCCAGCGATGTTCTCATAGAACTTGCCCGTGTTCTTGCCCTTACCTGCGTTCACGATGACCGTGATGTTACAGGGGGTACCCAACAGCTCGCCCCATTCGCCCTTTTTCTCCCCATTGGGATCGAGAGCGTTGTACCGAAGGGTACTCTTAGCCTTCTCCGCACCAAGGTTGAAGAAAGGGAACGTCTCACTCAGCCACCTGGGCTTATCAAGCAGATCGTTGCCTTCCTCGTCCTTCATGAACTCATCGGAGAACTCATACGTAGTCATGAGCTCGTACTTGGGACCCTTCTTCTCACCTTGCCAGTCCCGTTGCTCTTGCATACCCAAGTCAATCACTTGAACCAAGCGACCAGGGTACACACCGGCTTCGAGAATTTCTTTCTTCATCCCTCCGCCGTCTACTTCATTAGCATTCAGCATTAGCTGATCCTTTCATACGTGACGTTAATACGCTCCACACGGTACATATTACTTTCGTCAATGTCACGCTTCTCTTCTCTAGCATCCTCCCTACTGAAGAATGTGATGACACGCTTGTTACCCCAATGGCTCCGATACAGTTCGTTAGTGTCCTTATTAATTAAGGCCCACTCTGTTTCAGTGAATTTCATACCAGTTCTCTCCTATTTTACTCTTGCCCTTATGGGGGCAATCAATATTAAAAAAACGTCCAGACCATTCAATTGCTTGCTCTCCTATTTCTCCTAGTTCTTTAGCAATCTCTGGCCTGCACTCGATAGTCCACTCGTCGTGGTACCAACAGAGGGTACCATAGTCCACCCCCCATTGGTACTTCTTCTCTACTACCTGATGGAACTTAAGATAGGCAGCTGCCATCATAATAGCTTCGTCACTCTGTAGCATGAACACTAGTACGGTGTGTTCTCTTTCAATATTTATCGGTCGGCCATCAAGGCCGGCCACCACTCCATCCTTATACTCCATTCTTCTCCATCGGGCATCGAAGTGCTGTAGTGCATTACCACGCCATTCAGTCGTGAGTGTTTGTATAAGTATTTCCAAAGTAGGGAGACTTCCGAAGAGCTTAGCCTTAAGTTCTTTTGCTCTTGCCTTGCTGCATCCCACAATCTTGCTAACCTTGCTGTCTCCCGCACCGAAGACAACACCGAAGAAGAATGATTTGGCGTCAACTCGATTGCCAATTCCAGTTGCTCGCATTGTGAGAGCGTGCTGGTCTGTCCCATCTTCTGCGTTTCCATTAACTACTGCCTCCTTATATCTTTCATCGCCCATCCTCGCAGCCAGCATACGTACCTGACAGCCTTCACTATCTGTACCTACCAACACCCATCCAGGCTTAGCAATGAAGATGCTACGCATTTGCTTACCAAAGAAGCTTCTCTCCCCTGGTATATTCACTATGTTCTTGTGCTTTGCTCTACCCGTAGTTGCTATACCAGTAATGACAGAAGGTATTCTACCATCACTCCTAACAACACTAAGCAGACCGCGAATAGTGCTGCTACGATGCCTGCACTGAACACGACGAGCAATAAGGTGCCCAAGCTTCCCAGTAATTCCTTTAAACGGATCATCTTTGGATAGCTTTGCGCTGGTCCTCTTCCCATTTTTAAAATTCCACTCCTTAGGTTCCCATCCTTGTGCAAGGAGGAACTGCTTGGTTTCTAGATTGCTATCCAGATCAGTATGACGAAAAGAAATCCTACTAAAAGGCCCAACCACACTGTCGAAACCCAATCCGTCTGCTCCTCCGCCTGCCTCAAGGAACGTAACAACAGAGGTCGCATAAGTACCATCTTTCTTAAACGGTTTTCGTACATGATTATATTCCCCTTCTTTCTTGACCTCCCCCACCACCACACGGAGGGGAAGGTGAGGTAAGACAGCCCTATCTATCATGGCTATCCACCTGTCCAGGGTATGTATGCATTGATGCATGTGCTCCTGATCCACCAACCATCCGTAGTCCTCTGACATATGTAGTCTCTCAAACAGCTTGAGGGTCATTCGATGGGCTTGCTTCCAATCACCTCCCTTGGCTTCGTCCGCCAGGGCTTTAAACATACGGTGTTGTATCTCAACATCTGCCTTGCATCTTTCCAGCATAGCATTAGAGAATTTGTCCCACTCGTCGTACTTTGGCTTGGGTCTCCCAACTCTATACCCCCATGCCTCGACGGAGTGCGGGGCTCTCTTATTGGGGCAGTTCGGCGGGGCTCTTCGGTTTGGTTTTTGTAGTCGGGAGATAAGGAGGGTGTCGATCTTCCTTCCTCTATACTCATACTCGTAGAGCTGCTTGAGGAGAGGCCAATCAAAGCCCACTCCGTTATGCATGATAACAACATCGCAGCTATCATGGAAAGCAAGAAGACGGTCAATATAATCCTCGCCATCCAACGGACTAAAGGTATAGACTTCAGACGTTCGTACATCTTTAAACACTCCACACCATACTCGAGTTGCCTCGTCTAAGAGGCCATCGCTTTCAAGGTCAGCTATACACACCCTTACCATATTTGTATCTCAGTTCCTCTCTGAACCTGTGAAGCATGGTACGTACTGCACCCACATTGAGATTGACAATTTTGCTGATGTCCATAGGGGTGTAACCGAAGAAGAAGCTAAGGTTCATAACTTCCTGCTTGCCCTCAGAGAGGAGGGCTATGTCGTCGGTAATCTCCTTCAAGAACATGCGAAGGAAACTGTCGGGCGTGGTGGTGATTAGGTTGTCAGTGCGTGCGTCATGCACCATGCCCTGTGCTCGTCGATCTTTAGCGTGTGTCCGTAGGGAATTTTCAAGGATACGTGAGAACCACGCATCGAAAGGTGTGATGGCAGGGTTGTAGCTCTTGTAATATTTGAGCGACCGTGTGAATGCTTCTTGTACCACGTCTTCTGCGTTGTGGTAAGAACCGGCCCTGCCTCTTACTTTATTCACTAACCTCTTGAAATTTATTCTATAAAAATCTTCGATAAGCTTATACATTTCGATCTTGTTCATCATTTCTCCTACTCTGTGAGGAGATCAAACTCAACCTCCTCTATGGCTCCTCTCTCGTACAGCTCCTCTGCTACTTGAGAGATTACCCAGTTAGGATTGGTATCCTTCCCAATTCTTACCCTCAACTTCTCAAGCATATCCCCTTGCTCTTCGGCTATAGCCTTGAGGTAGCGGGTGGACAGGGCCTGGATACGCTTGATCCCAATGATGCTACTCTCCGTGTGATAGGGATACTTTCTGTAGTCAGCTGCTGTAAGTTTCATTCTCTATGCTCCTTCATTTCATTAAATAGGCCAGTATTCTTGTCCCACCATACGTGGAAGTAACCCGAATGTCCAAACTCTCTGTCTTCAAGGATCACAATCTTTCTTATGTTCCTCTTGTCTTCCTCAAAATCAGGGTCCTTGTTACCCTCAAGCCCTATCATGTAGTTGCAGCTACGCATCATGGCCCTACTACCAGAGAACTGATAGCTCTGTACTTTACCCCCTCTCTCATGGGGAGGGCCAGCTTCGGGGTTGCGTAGATGGCAGAAGATAAAGATGCAGATGTCTAGGTCTAGAGACATAGCCGCTAGGTCCTGGGAGATAGATTGCAACACTGTGTTGGCCTCTCCTGAAGGCACTCCATTGATCAGGTTGGTGATGGGATCAATGAAGATAGCCTTACAGCCTATGCTCACCGCGTAATGAATGTCCTGGCGTAGCGTCTCCCATCCCAGATGTTGCCACACATTTAGTAGATGGACCTTCTCACGGATCAGCTTACTCCCTCTATCATAGGCGTCATAATCAAACTCAATCTTTGGATCATGGAAGATGCGACCCACTACCTTACCCACTAACATCTTATAGCTCTTGTTGTTGGCCTCTTCAGGCTTAGCAAGGAAGACCTTAAGATCATGTTCGGTGATCAGATGGGCAGCGATAGTGTTTACCACCTCGCTCTTACCCATCTTCACACCCGCACCTATGTAGTACGTCTCGCCGAACCTTATGCCCCGTGTCATGTCGGTCATTTGCTCCCAGGGCCATGACATACCCATTTTAGCAGCAACTCTGGCGCTATTGTGGAGCTCAGTGCCTAATACTATCCTTGTGTTCTTAAGGACTGCGGCTTTAAACAGCACCGCATCAGCTAGAGCACGCGACCGACCGTCAATGAGACATTGGTTGGCATCTTTTGAAGGGAGCAGAGCTACCTTTGCTCTTGGAAGGATTTGGATTACATCCTTAGCCGCATCCTTACCCGGCTTGTCCATGTCAAAGACAAGGATTACCTCATTAAACCTACTCTGTATCTCGTTGAGATTTTTTGCCACAACCGTGGAAGCAGAGGAGCTTCCAGAGGGCAAGGATACGACGGAGGGAGTATAAGCCTCCCACTTAGTTCCCTTTGCCCGTTCAACTAAGACTTGCCACAGAGCAACGGCATCAAGCTCACCTTCTGTTATAAACAACTTCTTACCACCCGCTATCTTGGCTTGTTCCCATCCGAAGAAGTCCACATCTTTAAACCCGCCAATACTCCACATGTTCTTGCTTGATAGCAAGCGACACTTGTAGGCAACGAGCTCTCCTTTTTTGGTGTACGGGTAGTAATGGACAACAGGGGTAGTGCCGTCTACTTCGGATAGGGCAGTACGTACGCCGAAATAATTAAACGATGCCTTGGTTAGCTTACGGTCAGGGAGATCAACAAAAGGCATACACTGTAGCCCTTCGATAGTCTCCCTTAAATCATAGGGGTCTACCTCTATCTCCGCATGATACTTAGGAGCCTCCCCATAATAGGGGTCTTCAACATAGGTATCACATGCGAAGCAGTACCCAGTGTATGTTCCCTTCTCTTCAAAGACCTGAAGTCCACTCCCTGATCCACATTCATGTGGTAGTTTCTCAACACAGTGGCTCATGTCAGTGGCCCGGCGCTACATCACCGCCAATGATGGGGAGGTCTTCCGGGTTAATGTAAAGACAACCTCCTGTATCGCCACCGTGGATACACAACCTACCTGTGCTGTCTATATACACATAGGCGTTTGCTACCTCAGTGTCCCCCGTACGGAGGGCAGCGAAGGGGTTCACCTCTGATGGGTATCCCTTAATGATGTATTGTGCCTCTGTCTCATTAGTCTGCGAGCGCCTGATGTCGGCTTCACAAAGCTTGAGCCTATCGTATCTGTCCATGTCAATTCACTCCGTCTCCCGCACCGGAAGCCCAAGCCCTCACCCATCCACGGGCCTCTTCCAATGTCATTTCCATAGAGACAAGCAAAGCTACCGCTCTGTGTACGAGCGTGTTTGCTTCTATATACCTCGGGTTGTTCACAGTTCTTAGGTAGGTATCAATACCGTCACCGCTTCCTTGTCTTGAAGACTTCATCCCAAATCCTTTCTTGTATTGTGCTCTTTAAGATATAGGTTGCCACAAGTGACCAGCACCTTGGGGTAGCTGGCCTCATACCTAGAGAACACCACATCTACCAACACATCCTCCTTATCTAACAGTTGGATGTAATCATGGCAGATGTTTTCCCATTCCCATATCAGGTTAAGCCTTACGACCCTATATACCCTGTCTGATATGATCTTCACACCCTTCACGTGGCGGAGATACTGGTAGATCATGTACCATACCACTAACCGGCTTTTTTTATTCCTTATAGATACAAGACATTTGTGATCCATCTTCTATCCCCTATATACTATAGGTACTCCCATTTGAAGTCAATCGTTACAAAATAATTTAGAATAATTGTCAATAGTGGTGCCTTCCAGGCCAGGAGCGGTATTGATTTCAAGGACATAAGCCTTCTTCTCTTCCTCATTCCAGATTACGTCCACTGCCCCGAAGTCCAGGCCTGTACGATAGAAGCACAGGATAGCCTGCTCCTTCACATCCTTGGGTACCTTCAGCCCCTCCCTCATATAGATGAAGCCATTCTTATGGTTGCGTACCCGCCAGTTAGGATTTTCTATCCCATCCTTAAGCCCCTTCCTTTGCATGTCAAAGATCACACTATCTGAGAGGTGAATGCGATACTCGTCCTTCTTGTTCTGATATCTGGTGTACAGTGGGGCCTCTTTTAAGCTCTCCTCATGCTTAACTATGCGGATGCCTTTACCACCACTACCCCTCAACTGATGCCTCTCCACGACCATGTAACCATTAGCAATCCACTGTGCAGCGACCACCATGTCCGTGGTGAATTCGGGGATGCGACAATGACCCTTCATCAGCTGAAAGAACATGTACTTGTTGCTGTTACACTCCACTTCGTTTGGGTGGTTGAGCACATTACACTTAAGCACCTCATAGGGAGCCTCTATCGCACCCCAGTTGATAACAGTCTTGTCTTCCCCCCCAACAAACTTGGACCCTTTGTGTTTGATCCTTTGTATTCCCAGGCGTTCGGATAGCGCCTTGGCTCCCTTACTAATTTCATTGCCAGCGTAGAGATACATCATGTTTAATACCTATTTCCTTCCTCGAGTTCGAGATCATCTAAGTTAATTGGTCTATACTCCATCGGCCCCTTCCTTGGCTTTGGCTTATTATCTAGGACAGCGATGTTTGCCAACTCTTGTATCCGCCACACCCCCTCCCTTATGGTGTTGTCTATGTCTGGTTGATCAAGAAGGAACAGAGCATACTCTCCCATCACATCCTTAACAAATCGCTCTCCCCCCCTGGCAGACAGATGCTCAATGATATGGACGGGCTGGCCAAACTGTAACGAGAAGTCCTTGATCTTCAACAACATATTGATCCATCGCTTAATCAGGCTTATGTCCTTAGTCCCCCTCATAGTGCGGAACTCAAGGCTCCCGAACTTAGGGATGGAGTTGAAGTTGACGGCACTATACTTAAAATTGCGGTCCTTAAACTTGAACCAATCCTGTCTTGACACGATGTCACACAACAGGTCGAGAACAAAGTTGGCATCAGTAGAGGTAAGACAGAACAGGTTGCCCTCTCTCTCCTTCCCACAAAATTTTATTAGCAGGTCTTCCAATATATTGTACACACAATAGAAGGTTATGACGTTCCTGATCTCCAACTCTTGCACGTTCACATGGATATGGACACTAGTGCGGTTCGAGTTGACAATGACCGCATCCTTCTCAACCCATGTCTTGTTTAGGTAGTTCAGGACCTTAGAGATTTCCTTCCTCTTTGCCGGATTTTTCAAGACATATTCGATGGAGTGGCCCCTTAAAGAACCATCATGTACGCTGTCCCAATATAAAGGAATACCAGGCAGGTTCTGCCCTTCGCACTCAATTTCGATCCCAATCTCCCCCGCTCTCTTTCGCAGCTTGAAGATGTCCACCACCTTGTTCATGTCATTTCCCTATCATGCTTGATTGAAGGTGTTCCTTAAGGTACAGGTATGTGTTCTCTAACTCAAAACCTATAAGGTCCTCGTTCATGTTACCTATCCTGAGCTTACTATTAAACACAAGGACCTTCTTGGCTGTCAAGGAAAAGTTCCTAGAAAATGCAGCAGATACCATCACACCCTCTTCAATCATGTCCCAAGCCCTCTTGATAGTAGGGTACTCGTTGTTGATGGTATTAACTATAGCCTTGCAATTGATAGGAACACCAACGAAACCCTGCGTTAGGTTCTTGCATATGAAACTGTCCCTACACAATCCCTGCTTCCATATACGTTGGGGTGCTCTGCTAGTATAATAGACGTTACCCTCATGGTTCATGTTACCAAGGGGTACGGGCGATAGATCAAGCTCCTTGTCCTTCAAGCTTATCCTTCCCCCTATCGTGGTACGGATATATTCAATGGTCAAGTAATAACCAACCCGTGGTTGATCAACCGTATGGATGTAGATGGGTTCCTTCTTGTGCCTA